GCCATTGGCCCACGAGCCATACGACCTTTGGTTGCCGCACCGCTACCACGGACTTCAATGCCGCTGGTCTTGATGTCATCAGCATTGGGGTTTCCCAAGCTCACACGCATGGCGCTGGTACGGGGGCTTACCTTGTCAGCAGACAATGTGTTTGGGTCTGTGGCTTTGCTTTTCTGATTTATGTTCATGCTCTTCCCTTTCATGGTGTGAGGAGGCGCATACACAGATGCATCGCCAACCTCTTTGCCCATCATTTTTTTGCTGAATCCCATATCAGCCCCCACGACCAGAACGCTTCTGGTTCATTACACGAGCCATATTCCGACCAACAGCCTTCATGGCTTTGCCAGAAACGCCGTGTTTGGCTTTGCCGCCCACCATTGAAGGAACCTTTGGGCCGTCAATCCCAAGTTGTTTACCGACTGTTTTGCCTTTTTTGGCAACTCCGTCAAATCCAGCCATGATGTTTCTCCTTATACCTGTACTGTAACGCTGTTTAAACTTGCTGTGGCAATCAAATCATTGGGAGTTAACCCATTGTCATTTGCCCTAGCCCCTCCAATAGGATTCCAGCCCCACTGAAAAACTCTGCTACCACCATCTGGACTTCCGCCAGCCAACTGCTCAGTCCCGTTGCCGGGAATGACTTGCAAGCCGTTTAAACCTGACGAGTAGTAGCTTAGGTCTGGCCTTGGGTTGCGGACACCTTGCGGGTCGTTTACTGGATACATACCCAATTGCAACTGAGGCTGATCCGGCTCCCAGCATTCTGGGCAAACCAAGATATTTGCAATCTTGGTTTTGATCGTCAGTTTCTTCAACTGTTTCAACATATACCGCTGACCACAACGGTCGCATTCCGCAATGGAATACTTGCCAGAGGCAAACGGATTAGGCATAGAACAAATTCCTTGGAACGTATCTGTCTGAAGCTTTGTCTCGGTCTTCTGTCGAAGCAAGATACCACTGCTCCTCGTACTCACTCTTCAAGAAGTCACGAACATTCATGGCTTGAGGAATCTTTTGCGACAGGTAGAAGGCCAAGCCAGCCACCATGCAGGGAATGAATCGAAATGGAATGTCTTGGTACACCTGACCAGAAGTGCCAGAATCTTGAATGCGGCGCAAGCGGTAGTACGCAAAAATATACGGGCCACCGCCGTCACCTGTTGGGTAGACATTGATGTTTGGTAGGTTTTGAACCGTCAAGCTTGCCCCGCTCAAATGAGATGCGGCAGTTGTTCCGTTTTGACCACGAGCGCAGTTGATGAGTTGATTCCCATCCACAGATTGGTAGTAGATGGTTTCGTTGTCAATCAACACAAAGCCATTGGTCGTCAACTCGTAAATGTTGTTTACCGTGATGGTGGTGTCGGTTGCAGAGATTGTGCCGTTTAAAGTGGCTGTGGTGGCGTTGGACTGCCCTGATTGGCGGTTGATCCACACCTGAATGGGTCTGCCCTGCGCCAGCTTGTTTGGAATCGTCATGTAGGTCGATTCGCTGATGCGGGTGATGTTGATGTCAGACTGTTGAGGTGTACCGTTTCCGGTACGGGTTACCGTGTCCAAGAGGTCAATTGTGTCCACGGGGATGGGGTAGCAAGCCTGTCCAGTGACAATGGGTATGAAGCCTTGCTCAATTGTCCAAAGGTTGATGCCACGGTTTGCCCACTCAATGGTCATAATGTTTAACGACCGTCTAGCTGTCCTCATGTCATAGCCAGTCTTCATTTCCTGACCGCAACGCTCATACGCCTCTTCAATCAAATTGACGAGGTCAAGATTAAACGATGCTGATCCGCTGGTGGTAGACATTATCTAAATCCCGCTGTTTTCTTTGCAATACTCTTTGGCTGGGCAACAAATTGTTTCCCCGCCTTCTTTCCCGCCCTCTTTGCACGGGTTGTAGCGGCATACTCTGACGCTGACAATGATTTGATTGCCGCCTCTGGCAGATAGCGTTCGCCTGTTTTTGACGAAGGCTTTCCTGACTTGGTTCGCCATTTCTGGTCGCCCCAGTCTTTCAAAGACTTTTGTGGCGCTTTCAATCTTTGTATCCCCCGCCAGCGGCTTTGTACTTCTTGGCAACAAGCTGTGCTTTACGGGCTGACCATTGACCAGCCCCAGTGCCTTGGGTTGCCGCCGCCTTGACTTGAGAAACAATCCGTTTGCGCAAGCTGGGCTTGGTGTAATTACCTGCGGCGTTTACACCTCCACCCTCTTTGAACTGTTTAAACGCAGTGTCATCCCGCCGAGCTTTACGCTTGGCTACAGGCATCTTGGAGGGGGCTATTGCCCCCATTCCACGACTAGCAAGCACCTTTGCCTCCGTACATACCGCCAGACTTCATCTTGGAGATCATGCCTTTGGTCTTGCCACGAATAGCACAACCATCTGCACGACTGGACGCTGAACTTACAGAACCGCCTTTGGCAAACTTTTTCACTGAGCCGCCTTTTTTGTAGCCAAAAGAAATATCCATTGCCTCGTCTGTCTCGTACTTGGATTTTGGCTTTGCCTTGGACGTTTTAGATGCTGGCTTTGCCTTGTCTGCGCCCGGTCTTGCATTCATTAAGGGGTCTTTGGCATCCCTCTTGTCTTGAGCGGCTTTCTTCTTGGCGGCGGCTTGAGCGGCACGTGCGCACTTCTTCCATGTTCTTTAAACGCTGTCCTGCGGCGCTCAAAACTTCTTTTCCAGCCGATTTGGTTTTTTCAGCAAGTTGCAATGGATTGCGACTGGTCATGTTGGCTAAATTTTTTGCACCTGCGGCAACCGCTTTAGCGCCAAGTGAAGGCAAATTAAGAAGCTGTTCTGGGTAAACACCTTCAAGCGCCTGAGACTCCGCACTTCCTAACCTTGCAGGGCGAGATTGGAATTGGAATGGCACAGAGCCACGACCCGTACCAACCTCCATGTTGCGCCGGTCTTCTTGTGACTTTTGAATTTTGTTTGCGGCTTTTACAAACTTGTTTTCTTTTGACTCTGGCAACTGAGTGTATTCAGGAGCAGAAGGACGCTCACAAGGCTACCGTCAGTTTCGCCAGCGTAGCGTTTGATTTTGCCGCCGCCCTTGAATGTTTTCATTTTTTTAGCCATGATTTCCCTTTAACAGGCTTTGCCGCCCATGCTCATTTTGACCATCTTGCCTTTGGTGTGACCTTTGGCTTGAACTGTATGTTCACCGTGAGGGCGCTTGCCACCTGATGTGACTTTGCCCATTGGAGTGGCGATCATGCCACCTTTGGCAAACTTCATAGGGGCTTTGCCCATCATTTGCTTCTTGTCCATCATCATGTCTTTTTTAGAGCCTTCTTTAACGCCCTTCATTTCGACATCTTTCTTGGACTTCTCAAACGGCATCATTCCCTTTGGCATTCCGCCCTTTTTGAGTTTGGTGAGGTCAGTCTTCTTGCCGCCATGAGCTTGCTTGTCATGCATTGACAAAGCTTTTTTGACAATCTTTTTGTCTTGCTTGAGATTGGACTTCATGGAAGCGCCGCCTTCTTTGAATTTCTTGCCCATATCTGCTTTCATAAAATCTTCTCCAACTGATTGAGGAACTTTTAGCCGCTTTGCGGCTGACGGATTGTTGGCTACCAACCCAAAGACCAAATGGTGTTCATGTCCATTACACAAACCTACCCTTCGTCTTGCCTTTGATGGCACAGCCATCTGCGCGACTAGAGGCACTAGAGACTTTACCGCCTTTGGCTTTTTTAACGGAATTATTTAATGCTTTCTCGTACTCTGCACGAGCAGTTGTTCTTGCCGGGCCTTTATCCGGAAGACCTGATGGACGACCCGGTTCATACGCGCCCCTCTCACCCATTGTAAGAGGAATGTCATATGTGGCCATACCTTTCGGTTGTGACATTTTTGTAGCAATACCTGCTGATGCCCTGTATTGCTTGACGGCTTCGGCATTTTCTGGCGTTCCCGCCGGAAATCCAACATCAGCCATTCTTTTCTCAAGCGCCTCATAAGACATTTTATTTTTTGCCATTTTTTACCTCAACACTTCCAAGCCCGAAGGCTTTTGTTAATCCTCGAATTTGGATCCTTGGCAGTTTTTTCGCTCGTCAATTTCTTCTTCATCCCTTCCATACGGGCGCAGAAGGAGTCGCGGCGTTTGCCGCCTTCTGGTTGTGGGCGCTTCAGATTCATCCCTTGAGCCTTCGCCGAAGCTCTCCCTTTGGCGTTTAAACCGCCCTTGGGATTCTTGCCCTCTGCTCTTTGCCATGCTGGGGATTTAGCCATTGACCACCTTCTTTTCTTCCTCTATGGGGCGAAGCATTGGGTACAGGTAATCCTCGCCAAAAGAGCCTTCAAACTCATGGATGCCAGGTGGTGAAGACATCACGGCGGATGATCATAAAAGCTGTGGCAACCCGCAAGGCACGAACAAGACCCATTGGGTTCATTTGAACCTGACGGTCTTCATCAATATCCAGCGTAGAAATGTAGACCTTGCCTTTTTTACGAGCCACAGGAATACCAGCCACAATGCCTTTTTTGGGATCACTGTTCCAAGCCATCAGACGGAAAACATCATCAGCATTGAAGGTGATGTCAGAGTCAATGAACATCAGGTCAGTGCAGTCAGACTCCAAGAAGTCATACGCAATCAAATTTCTGGCACGAGAAACAACGGAGCATCCAGAGACGTTGCCTACTTGGATTTGAACTCCGTGCTTCTGAGCTTCAACACAGAAATGGGCAAATGAGATTGCCCACTTCGTTGCCACCTTGTAGTCATACGAAGGAATGCCGATCATTATTTTTCGACCAACCAAATTGAATGAGCCTTCTTGTTGCATAAGTTAACCGTAGAAAATAGTAACTGAATCGGCATCACCAATGTCGCAGTAAATGCTTGTTTTAAACAAAATTCCTTCACCGGGAATTTGAATATAAAGCCCTCCGGAATGATTGGAATCAATCTCCAGAATCACTGAACCTGTAGCGGTGGCGGCATCATAAAATTTAAGATGATCAAGAGGAGCGCCATCCGAAACATGAAACAGCACTCCTTTTAATCTGGCTCGACCAGCATACAGCAAGGCACTCACGTTTGAGTGGGCCGATCTAACATCCGTTTGCATCATGGCTAATCCTTTCGAGAAAAAAAGGGGAGACTAGCTCCCCGTCAGATTAGTTTTGAGTGGCAGTTGGGTTTGCCGCACCATCTGAGTTGCGGACAGA